TAGAAGGGCGTAAACAAGAATACTATTTACCCGAAGAATGTGTAGCAGAGGATTTTGAAGAAGGAGAAGTTGTATGGTCTGCCAACCATCATGCTCCTGCTGTAATTGATAAAAAATTATCAAAAGAACACCAAGATAGTAAGCCGGGTATACAAACCGTAAACTATGTAGAAAAGTATGGGGCTGATTGTTACAGTATTTATGTGAGACAAAAACCTTCTTCAGAAGATTTATGGGATATGCCAGATGTGGGCGGCTTTTATGCTTTCTCCCTGTCATATGACCTGGGCAAACTAAAACATCTCGAAGAATATGGAATCGACTTGGCAAAACTATGAGTATACAAGCATCAACAGTTTTAGGTAGATTAGAAGTTTGTTCAGATGTAAAGATTGTTTTTAAGAGTCTTACATCAGATAAAGTCCATACAGGACACTATACTCTTGTAGACAAATATATACCACAGTCTACAAATACAGAAACTATTGTTGCTTGGGATATTGAAAATGAAAAGTGGCAAGACATTCGAGTAAGTACAATTACTATGTTTATAGGAATAGCAGACTAATGGATTATATGTGGCAACATTATTGTAAAGTGGAGAAATCACTTATGGGCGTAGAGAATGGAAAACCCTGCAACTGGTGTGGGGCAAAAGAAGAGAAAAGTAATATTTATAAAGCTAAATTCTGGATGTACCCAGCAAACAGATTTGGTACATGGGAGGAATCACAAGAATATTACCGACAGTTAGATGAAAATAATTCTTGACAAGAATGTCAATTTGAACTATAATAGGTTTTCATAATTAAGGAAACCTATGGGCGACCGATTTTATTTTCAGCAACTTAATGCTCTGGGCACTTGTCCAGGGGCTCGTACAACAACTAAAAGGAAACGCAAAATGGCGTGGGACGACGACAAAAAAGCAGCGGTTATTGCAGCATACGAAGAGCAAGAGCCGACTCCAGAAAACTCAATGGAAATTGTAAAAGAGATTGCCGATGAGTTTGACGAATCACCTAACGGTGTACGAATGATCCTCAGCAAAGCAGGCGTCTATGTAAAAAAGACTCCGGCTGCGAGTGGGTCTGGTACCAGCTCAAGTGGTGGTAGCGGTAGCCGAGTATCTAAAGCAGCAGCACAAGAAGCTCTTGTTGCAGCTCTGACAGATGTCGGTGCAGAAATTGATAACGATATAGTTGAAAAACTAACTGGCAAAGCAGCACAGTACTTTGCAGGTGTGATTGGGGCAATCAACAGCTAATCTCTCCCTCCTTCGAGATAGGACAGCGAAAAAACTTTTGCTAACCTACCTAAGGAGTAACATTGAAAAAAGAGGATTTAGCAAAGTTAGTAACTGACTATGGCGATGCTATCATTACCTATAGAAGTGAAAACTCTAAAAAACTAAAGTATAATGTTTGCACACTTGACTTTAGTACCCCCTATATCCAAACAAAGAAAAATCGGGCAAAGGAGTCTGACCGGACTCTTTTGCTCTTTTGTTGGGATACAGACTCGTATCGACTACTCAAGCCTAGTAATGTAACGAGTGTAGTACCTCTATCTTCTGTTCTTAAAAACGAGAACTAGGGTGGAGTTGTACGAGGCTCCCTCAATGTATGAAAAAGTCATACACTACAATGAGGACAAAGAAATACAGGTACGTCTAACTGTCAATACTTTTCGCGGGATTGAATACTTACACCTTCGTAAATACTATTTAGCATTTACAGAGGAGTGGCTTCCCTCGCCTGAAGGAATTGCAATGGAGTTAGATTTCGATAACTCACGAGAACTCTTTGCAGGATTAGTAGAAATATTATCTTTAGCAGAAAGTAAAGAAATACTAGAAGAACATTTTAAAGATTTTCTTGACCAAATCTACAAATAACTCTTGACTTTACTCCTTAAATCCTCTATAATATATAGAAATAAGTGAGGAAACTATGCGCGACTTTTTAGAACATGCCGCCAAGAAATACTATGACGGTAATCCAATTATATCGGACGAACAGTTTGATGTACTTGCTGATGTCTATAAATTCAATGATGTAGGTCATCAGATAACTGATGGCATTCCTCACATTCAGCGTATGTATTCTTTGCAGAAGTTCTTCTCAGTAGAAGAATGTCCTGCCGGTAAAAACGATAAAGGATATGTAGGCAGCCCTAAGCTAGATGGAGCAGCAGTATCTCTCGTTTACATAAAAGGAGATTTACAGCTTGCTCTTACTCGCGGGGATGGTATACACGGAAAAGACATTACAAAAAAGATGCAACATATTGTACCTCTTAGAATCGAGGGCGTTCCTGCAAGGGATGTAGTCCAGATTACTGGAGAGGTTGTTGCACCCAAGTCTATTCCTAATGCAAGAAACTATGCAGCAGGTGCTCTGAATCTTAAAGATACAGAGGAGTTTCTATCTAGAAATATAAACTTTGTTGCTTATGATATGCAGCCGTCCCATCTGAAACGATGGACTGGAACCATGGAATATCTTATGATATCCGGGTTTGCAACTGTACTTCATGTGCAAGACGGTATCTATCCGACTGACGGTGAAGTATACAGAATAAATGAGTATGCAGACTTTTATGAAAAAGGATACACAGCTCATCATCCTCGCGGGGCTTTTGCGCTCAAAGAAAAGAAAGAGGGCGTAATAACAACATTACTAGATGTAAAATGGCAAGTAGGGAAGAGCGGGGTCGTAAGCCCTGTAGGAATACTTGAGCCTGTAACTATTGGAGATGCTGTAGTTCAGAAAGCTACTTTGCATAACATAGACTATATACGCTCACTCAATTTAGAAATCGGATGTAAAGTGGAGGTAATTCGTAGTGGTGAAATTATACCTCGAATTTTACGACGTGTTGATGAAAAATAGTTCTTGACAAAGAGCTTAAATTTTTATATAATATCTTTTCAATTTCAAAGGAGTACCTTTTGTGCAGACGATTGCTTTACCCGATGCTTGCCCAAGCTGTGGGCATCAACTTGAGCTATCGCTTCCTCTCTTGTATTGCCGTAATACTCTTTGCGGAGACCAATCATCAAAGAAGATTGAACACTTTGCCAAGACTCTTAAGATCAAGGGTCTAGGTCCAGCTACGATTGAATCTTTGTGTATGGAATCTGTAAACGACATTTATGCAATGGAAGAGTTTGACTTAGTTCAAGGATTGGACTCACAAAAACTCGGTGAGAAATTGTTTTTAGAAATCGAAAACTCGAAGAAAGCTCCGCTAAATATATTACTAGCAGCTTTCAGTATTCGCCTTATAGGTAAGACAGCCTCAGAGAAACTATCTGCAGTGTGTGAATCAATACATGATATAAATGAAGATAGTTGTGCAGAAGCCGGTCTTGGTCCTGTGGCTACTGAGAGCTTACTGACTTGGATTGATGAAGAATACCCTCTTCTCGATCTGCCACACAGCTTTGCATTTGATAAGCCCGTTATTCGGACAAATGTAGGAGTTGTATGTATAAGTGGTAAACTTAAGAGTTTCAAAACTAAGGCTCAGGCTACTCAAGCGTTAGAACAGCATGGCTACACAGTAAAAAGTAGTGTCACAAAAGACGTAACGATACTGGTCAATGAGAGTGGAGTAGAGTCCCAGAAAACAACCAAAGCCAGAGAATCTGGCGTAACAATAGTCGAAAACTTATTAGACTTTTTAGGAGAAACGAATGGCATTGCCTAAGTGGACGGACGAGCGAACAGATGAGCTTGTCAATTTTGTTGGTGATGAATCACCCATCTCTCAAGCAACTGTTGCAGACGCTGCATCACAGCTTGAGACTTCAACTCGCTCAATTTCTAGCAAATTGAGGAAAATGGGTTACGAGGTAGAACTAGCTTCTGCTTCTACTTCTCGTGCATTCTCAGAAGCACAAGAAGCAACTCTTGCAACTTTTGTGCAAGACAATAGCGGTGAGTATACTTATGCTCAAATCGCTGAAAACTTTGAAGGCGGTGCATTTACCGCTAAGTCAATCCAAGGAAAGATTCTTTCTATGGAATTGACGGGTCACGTTAAGCCTGCTCCTAAAGTAGAAGCAGTACGAACGTACTCAGAAGACGAAGAAACTACGTTTATCGAAATGGTAAATGATGGTGCTTTCGTTGAAGCGATTGCTGACGCACTGGATCGCTCAGTAAACTCAGTACGCGGTAAAGCTCTCAGCTTGCTACGTTCTGGTGATATTGATGCAATTCCGCGTCAGGAGCACACAAAAGGTTCAGCTAAAGAAGATCCTTTAGCCGATCTAGGTGACATCTCTGGAATGACTGTTGAAGAAATTGCAGAGGCTATTGGCAAAACTGCCCGTGGTGTTAAAACTATGTTGACTCGTCGAGGTCTTGTTGCGGAAGACTACGATGGTGCTGCAAAGAAAGAAAAAGCCGCAGGCTAAAAACTTAGTGGCCCTTCGGGGCTACTTTATCTTCGGGGGAAGTGTTGAATATTGCGAGTGCTTTAATCAAGCAGGTGTTGACGCTGCAGGATTTTGAGACCTGGACGTCCGTTCGCAAAGATTATCTACCCAATGAATATCACACTATCTTTAGTGTAATTGATAAACATTGTGATAAGTTTCATACGCTTCCTACCTTTGAAGATTTAAAGTTTGAGGTACGAGATCCTGCAACAGTAGAAAAGCTGTTTGCAATCGAAAGTATCGACGTAGAAGCTGATGCATTTATGCTTCTACAGTATCTCAAAAATGAGTATACGCAGAAAGAAATCCTAGATTCTCTGGAAACGTATATTGACAACTCTGTAGCTTTTGAAGATGCAGAGGAGTCAGTCGCACATCTACATCAGATTGTACTCGACGTTGAAAAGAAGGTCGATCTACAAGAACCTCAAGAAAGTATGCAACGCATAGCTTTATTTGAAGATGATGATGAGATTAGTAAGTATCTAGCTCTTGGTCTTAATGCAGACTATGACCGTGAGATTCAGTTCTCTCCGAAAGACTTGGTTCTTATCGGGGGTCGTCGCGGGGCTGGTAAATCGCTTACTTGTGCAAATATTGCTCACAGTGTATTTGAGGGCGGAAGGTCGGCTATGTATTTCACTATTGAGATGGATAGCCGCTCCATTCTTCAAAGAGTTTGTTCTATTGCAACAGGAGTACCTTTCTCACGGTTGCGTACAAAAAATCTAAGTGTTCTCGAATGGGAACTGGTCGCCGGTTGGTGGACTAACAGATTCAAGGATAGTCAAGACAAATTGAAAGAGTACAAAGAACACCGAGACTTTGAAAAGTTTCATCATAATCTTACAACAACGTGCGAGCTTCTCCCGACTCAGCAGGTTGATGTTATTTATGATCCAGCATTGACTCTCGCAAAGATCAAAGCAGAAATGGACAAGAAAGTGAAATCACTCAATGTCGCGGTAGTTCTAGTTGACTATATCAATCAGGTCAAACGATCCGCTATACCTTCTCGCATGGGACAGTATGACTGGACTGAACAAATAGAGGTGAGCAAAGCCCTCAAATCTATGGCACAAGAGTATGAATGTACTGTTGTTACGCCATATCAAACCGACGCAAGTGGTGAAGCGCGTTTTGCAAAAGGTATATTAGATGCCGCAGACGCTGCTTATGCTCTTGAAACATACGATCAAGAAGATGCAGCTATTACATTTAATTGTACTAAGATGCGCTCCGCCGCTATGCGTTCCTTTACGTCTACTGTAAACTGGGAAACCATGAAGATTGGTCCAGAGTCTGCTATGACTCCCTCTGAGAAAGAACAGAGTGAGCATAAGACTGGAGAGGATATAGATGATATCTAGAAGTGATTTGCCCCAACTCACGGAGAGTGTACTAAAAGAAAAAGGTATACCCTATGAGAGTCTAATAATTACTCCGAGTAGTATTACACCAATGCAAGTGGATCGACTTCCTTTTGATGACGATAAGTATTTATCAAGATATACAAAGATAACAACAAATACCTACAGACCGCTGGTTGTAGATCAAGATTATAAACTCATTGACGGACATCATCGGTACGATATTATACAGCGTACAAACATGCAGTCCGTCAGAGTTCTTCGACTCGAAATAACTTTTTTAGAAGTTTTAGAGTTATTCAAAAAATAAGTCTTGACATTTTATGTCGAACCCTGTATAATATATGTTCACTTACGCGGAGAACTTTATGATTGTACAAGGCAGCCTCAACTTTACCTACTCTGGTAGAAAGAAAAAATCATACAACAAGAAAAAGACAAAACCCTTCATTCCTTTGGCTCCTAAGAAAGATTTGCAGTTCAAACGCAGTTGGTGGGAGGAAGAGAGACAGGCAAAGAAGTCTGCCCCTTTCAAGCCCTTTGAGCCACGCAAGGTTGAAGATACTTCATACCGTCAAGAGATTAGTAAGAAGTATACCGTAAGTATTCCTTACAACAAAGGAAACTATCAAGTAATACCGAATGAGGATATAAAGCACATTGGAAAATGAGCCAGAACAGTTAGAGTTGTTTGTGGAAGAAGAAGAGCCTATACCAACTTGGGGAGAAATGATGGAAGATGCTGAATCTTTGTTCATTTTATTCTGCCTTGTAGCTGTAATAGCATTAATGATATTCTGGTAATGAACGTACAAGAACTTTTAGAATCAAAGCAAGTATACTTTATACCCAAAGGTAAAGACTTCGTTGTACGTTGTCTAAATCCTGAGCATGAAGATCGTAACCCTAGCATGAGAATCGACCAGATAGATGGTCGGTTCAATTGCTTTGCCTGTGAGTTCAAAGGTAATATCTTCACACACTTTGGAGAAGCCGCAACGGGGTTACAACTTCGTCGCGAAGTTATAAAACGAAAGGTACAGGAGAAACGAGCAGAAAATGTCGGACTTAATTTCCCAGCTAACTATATGCCTTATGTTGGAAATTGGCGTAATATTTCACCCAGAACTTACACAAAGTTTGAAGCCTTTGAACATACCGGCTCTGATTACATTAGTAGAATAAATTTTCCTATACGGGATATTTCTGGAAAGATAGTAGCATTTCAGGGTAGACATACTGCGGGGGGTACACCTAAGTATAAGTTTACACCACCTGGAGCAAAGCTTCCTCTCTTTCCACAAGTATCTCCTCGACTTGGAGAAATCATACTTGTAGAAGGTATTTTTGATGTAATTAATTTACATGATAAAGGAATAGAGAATGTACTGTGCTGCTTTGGTACAAATAATATAAATGAAGATAAACTTGGAATGCTAAAGATTCAAGGAGTGAGTAGAGTTGCTACTTTCTTTGATGGAGACGAAGCAGGACAAAAAGCAGCAGTGAATATTAAGGTAATGTGCGAGAAAGTTGGTCTCTTAACTCGGAATGTCTCTATACCAGAGCTAGATCCAGGTGCACTTACCGAGACTCAAGTAAGAAAGTTGGAGAGTAAATTATATGCCTAAAGTTGCATTAGTAGAAACTAAACCAAGCCGTACAAACTTCACTCGTGAGTTTGATAATGCTTTTGAGTTTGACCAGTACCAGTTGTGTTCTGATCCTACGCTCAAGAAAGTTCTAAAGCGAGACTGTGATATTTCAATAGATACCGATGAGTATGACTGGGTTGTACTTGTAGGTAGTGATGCTTTGAAGTATTTTACCAAAATTAATTCAGTTACAGAATATTCCGGTAAGAAAGTGGAAGGTAAGTTCTTGCCTGTAATTAATCCTGCTATGCTTGCATTCAAACCAGAAGCAAAGAAAACGTGGGATTCTTCCAAAGAAAATATTATTGCGTATATCAATGGTGAGATAGAAGATGTAGTTATTGATGAAAGTATCGCAATGGGTACACAAGATACAGAAGTTGCTAGAGCTTGGATTGATGCTGCTCTTGCAGCAAAACCTGAGTATCTTGCACTTGACTCAGAAACAAATGGACTCTATCCTCGAAACGGTCACATGATCGGTATCTCAATGTCTTACACAGGCAAAGACGGTATCTATATTGATACTGACTGCTTTGACGAAGATATAGAAGAAAAGCTAGGAAGACTCTTTAAGAATACAAAAATCATATTTCATAATGCCAAGTTTGATATGGCGTTTTTTGAGTATCACTTTGGTTTTGAGTTTCCTGACTTTGAAGACACCATGTTGCTCCATTACCTCATAGACGAGAATCCCGGAGGGCATGGCCTCAAACAGCTATCAATTAAGTTTACACCGTATGGGGACTACGAGAAGCCCATGTACGATTGGATAGATCAGTACAAGCGTGCGAATGGATACAACCAAGAAAGTTTTTCTTGGGATATGATTCCGTTCGATGTAATGAAGACATACGCAGCTATGGATGCTGTGTGTACTTTTCTTCTTTACGAAAAATTTGTCAAGATCAAGCAAAATCCAAAACTCAAGTGGGTATATGACCACATTCTTATTCCTGGCTGCCGCTTTCTTATGGATGCACAGGATAATGGTGTGCCATTTGATCGTATGCGGCTTCTCGTGTCCCAGGGCCTCATGCAGGATGACATTGATGCTGCGATTCAGCAGTTGTATGAAGTAGAGGCGGTGAGAGAGTTTGAAAAAGCACAAGGAAAAGATTTTAATCCCAACAGTACAGTCCAACTTCGAAGCTTGCTCTTTGATTACATTGGACTCCAGCCCACAGGGAAAAAGA